TTAGACAGATATATTCCACAATTTAAAGCACCTGAAGTTAGAATGATGTTAGGTTCTTTTGTTTCATCTGAAGCTAATCATGCTCATAGTTATTCATTATTAAATGATACTATTGGTGAAACTCAATTAACTAATTTTCAAGCATTTCAAGAATATAAAGAAATGGCAGATAAACATGAATATTTATTTAAACCAAAAGGCAAAGGTGTTGAAGGTTTAATAAAAGATATTGCTTGTTTTTCTGCATTTGGAGAAGGTTTACAATTATTTGCATCATTTGTTATGCTTCTAAATTTTCAAAGATTTGGAAGAATGAAAGGTATGTGTCAAATAGTTACTTGGTCAATTAGAGATGAAACTCATCATGTCGAAAGTATGATTAAATTATTTCATCAGTTAATAAAAGAAAACCCACAAGTATGGACTGAAAAATTTAAAGCTGAATTATATCAAACTGCCCGGGATATGGTGGATTTAGAAGATAAATTTATAGATTTAGCTTTTGAAATGGGTGGTATTCGTGGATTAAAACCTGAAGAAGTAAAAAAATATATAAGATATATTGCTGATAGAAGATTATTACAATTATCTTTAAAACCAAATTATAAAGTTAAAGACAATCCTTTAAGTTGGCTAGATTGGGTTCTAAATGGAGTTGAACACACAAATTTCTTTGAAAATAGAGCTACTGAATACAATAAGGGCTCTATGACTGGAAATTTATGGGGATAAAATGAAATTTATATTAACTATGTATATTTGTTCTGCAATTGCTCAACAATGCAGTCCAGGTATATTAAAACCAACAGAATACAAAGATTGGAATGATTGTTTACAAAATGGATATTCAGAATCTCAAATGATATTAAATAATTATACAATTGAAGAAATAAATAAATATGAAATATTAACAAAATTTACATGTATTGAAAAACCTAGTAAAGGAGTTTAATTATGGCTGAATATAGAGGTCGAAAAGTAACTTTAAATAAACCAATGCGTGGTGATGTAAAAAAATTTAAAGTTTATGTTAAAAACCCAAAAGGTAATATTGTAAAAGTAAATTTTGGTCATGGTGGAACAACAGCAAAAGCTGCTGGTCAAAAAACTATGAGAATAAGAAAAAACAATCCTGGAGCTAGAGCTAGTTTTAGAGCAAGACATAATTGTTCTAGTCCTGGGCCTAAAACAAAAGCAAGATATTGGTCTTGTAAAATGTGGTAAAGGAAATTTATGCCATTAATAAAAGGATATTCAGCTAAATCTATTTCTAAAAATATTAAAGAAGAGTTAAAAGCTGGAAAGAAAAGAGATCAAGCAATTGCTATAGCTATATCAATAGCAAAAAAGGCAAAAAAACGTAAAAGAGGTAAATAAAATGGCTTATAAAAAGAAAAGCAAGAAAAAAGGATCAAACAGTTTAACAGCTAAACAAATGAAGCTTCCAAAAGCTTTAAGAGATAAAATTATTGCTGCTAAAAAACGAGGCAAATAATGGCTTACAAAAAGAAAAAAGGTAGTGCTGGAAAAGCATGTTGGAAGGGTTACCGAAGGGGTAAAGGTAATTCTTGTATTAAAATGAAAAAGAGATAATATGATAATTAAAAATAAACAAGAAGAAAATAGAACAATAACTATTAATGATAAAAAATATTATGAAAAGGATTTAAACGAAAATATGAGAAATAGTTTAATTGCCTTATCAACACAAAAAACTAATAAAGCAAGATTAGAAATTGACGTTAATAATTGTCAAATTTTAATTGATCATCATGGTAAAATAGTTGATGAAGAACTTGCTAAAATTAAATCTATAGATTAAAGGATATCAAATGTCTATAAATGATGATGTATATTCAAGAATGCTGAAACACCGTGCATTATTGACTCTTTACGAAAAGAGATTGGATACTGAAATTGATAAAATTTTGGCATCACACAAAATAAAATTACAACGAATTGTAGCATTTTCTGGTACAGCAAATATAAATGCTTTAACTAGAAAATTAAATACTGAAATTCGTTTAACTTATAAAAAAATATATAAGGAAGGAATTAGTGAATTAAATAAACTAGCTGGTGTTAGTGCTAGATTTTATAAAAGTATATTTGCTAGAGCCTTAACAAATATTTATAAAGCTAAAGGTGTAAAAGATACTATAAAGGTTAATGATTTAATTATCAAATCAAATGGTACTTTTAGTCAACAATTAGCATCTATAAGTATTTTACAACAAAGAAGAATAAAAGGTATAGTCAAACAGGGAATGACTGAAAATAAAGCTATGATTAATATAGCTCGTGATTTAGGTAGATCTGGATTATTAGCTTCTACCGTACAATTAAGAACATTAACAAGAACTGCAATAACTGAAACATCTAATTATGTGTCAAATACAACATATAAATTAAATGATGATGTTGTTCAAGGTTATCAATATGTGGCTACCTTAGATAGTAGAACTAGTTTAATTTGTGCTAGGTTAGATGGTAAAGTTTATTCATTAGATAATAAAAATGCACCACAACCACCACAACATTTTAATTGTAGATCAACAACTATACCTGTTATTAAAAGTGCTAATCAATTATTAAATACAGAAAATAATAGATTACAAAAACGAAAAATTGCTGGATTATCTGATAGTCGTCGTGCCTCTATCAATGGTCAAGTACCGGCTAAAACTACATATGAAGAATGGTTAAAAGACCAACCAAATGAAGTTAAGCTGGCTGTATTAGGAAATCAAAAAAGAGTTACCTTGTTTAATTCTGGAAAAGTTAAATTTTCTCAATTTTCTAATAAAGATGGTAAATTAATTTCGTTGAAACAATTAGAAGAATTATCAAATTAATCTTTTGTTTTAAATTAAAATATAACTAAGGCCGTGTCCAAAGGAAAAATAATGTCAGAAAACATTGAAAATACACAAGTTGAAGAAACAAAAACTGAAGAAACTAAACAACCAGATATAAAACAAATGGTTGATGAAGAAGTTTCTAAAGCTATAAAAAATATAAAAGTAAATTTAGACAATGCATATAAAGAGCGAGATGAAGCTATTAGTCAAATAGAAAAAATTAAAGAAGAGAAAAGACAAGCTGAAATTTCTAGCCTTGAACAACAAGGTAAACATGCTGAAGCTATGCAAATGAAACTAAATGAGGTTAACCAAAGACTTCAACAATACGAACAAAAGAACACAGAATTAAGTAGAGATAATGCCGTGCGTACTCAGCTTAATGCTTTAAACTTTAAATCTGAAAAAGCAGCTAATATGGCTTATTCAGATATTGTAAACAGTTTAAAGAAAGACGCTACAGGAAATTGGGTGCATGAAAGTGGTCTAAGTATAAGTGAGACAGTGTCTAATTATGCTAAAGATGAAAATAATGCATTTTTATTTTCTGTTAAAGCAAATATGGGTACTGGAATTAATCCAGCTAAACCCAGCACAGGAACCAATCCTGTCACATCTATAAAAGATATGTCAACCGATGAATTGCTTAATGCTGTTGCAAAAGGGCAAATTAAAGTTGACGGAGACTGGTCTGAATAGACTGATCTTTTATAATAATAACCGCACAAATGTGCATTAAATAATAAAAGGAAAAAATATAATGGCTGTAATAAGTTCAAACTTTAATAACATTGCTAAGGCTATTTCTGCTTACGAACAAGCTGAAAGAGCTGATGCTGCGTTATTAACATCAACTGCATTAGTTGGTTCTGACGCTAGAATCAATGACTCAGGTGAAAATTACACTGGTACTTTAAGATGGTTAGATTTTTCTGACCCTACTACTTATCATAAGCAAAATGAAACTGCTGCTGATAAAGATATTAATGAAATGTCAGTGTCAAACAAATCAGCAGTATACATCAAAAATATTGATCATATTGCTGCACAAGAATTATCAATTCAAAAATTAATCTCAAAAGTTGATGGTTTATCATACTTAGGTTCTCAATTTGCTTCAGTTAGAGCAAGAAGAGAAGATCTACAATTAAGATCTATCCTAAATGGTGTTGCTGACAAAATTTGGGGCGCAACTACAATTGGTACTTCTGATGCTGCTGCAAAAGTTGGTACTTTTGGTTTTTACACTGGTTCAGATGCTAGTGATGATCCAAATCCACTATTTGTTAATTCTACTGGTGCTAGCCAATCAAGAAGTACTTTCTTTGATACTTTATTAGATGCTATCACTGAAGTTAAGGGTGAATTTGAAGAGCCTTTCTATTACTTAGTAGTAGACACTGCAACTTACAACATTATGAGAAAAGAAAACGTTCTTGATGTTGCTCCAGTTGTAGACGGTAACTTCAATTTCTCTACTATTCTTGGTGGAAAAATTAGACTTGTTATTAATAACCAATCATTAACTGCAAACATGCCTGCAGGTTTAAAAGTTTCTTACTTAGCAAAAGCTGGGTCTGTACATTACAGTGATATTGCACAGGTTAATCCAACTGCAATTGAAAGAGATGAACTAGCTGGTAATGGTGGTGGTCTTGTGACTGTTTTATCTAGATGGGGTAATATCATGCATCCGAAAGGATTCTCATGGGCTGGATCTGCAACTGCATATCCTTCAAATACTGACCTTGCTCTAGGTACAAACTGGACAGTTCATGCTACAAACGTTAACCAAATTGGTTTATTCCCAATTTATCACGGTTAATATTATAACTATTAGATACGGAGAAAAATAATGGCTTTACAAAAAGGAATCAATTCATTTGTAACTATTATAGAAGCTGAACAATACTTTTATGATAGGCTAAACCAAACTGCTTGGGATAGTGCTACAGATGAAACTGTTGAACGAGCTTTAGTAACAGCCACAGGAATTCTCAATGACTTGGATTGGGGTGGTACGGCTGAGCCTACTGCCTCATATCCTTTATCATGGCCTAGAGACATTACTTACTGGAATAATAAATCTGGTGGTTATGAAACTTTAGAAGATGATAGAGATGATACTTCTGAGTTTATGGGAACTATTCCTGAAGATATCAAAAAAGCGACCTATGAGCTTGCTTTACACTTGATCAAAAATATGAGCACAATAGAGGATCAATCATCTGGTTCACCTAGATTGAAAGATTTATCTGTTGGTTCTATTTCTTTAACTTTTGATTTAGGATCTGGATTAAGTAATTTTAAACAATTACCTGATTCAATTCAAAGATTAATTGCTAAATATGAAGATCCAGCTAATAAAAGCTCAAATAGGGGAGTTAAAGTTAGTGGAGGTGCCTAATGGGTTACCATAAACTAATTCAAGATAATGTAAAAATGGCATTTGATACTATAGGTGATATTGGTGAAGATATAACTTTTACAAATAAAAATGTAACTGCTTATGACTTTGCTACACAATCTGTTACTAGTTCTACTGATACATCAATTACTGTTAAAGCTGTAATTGAAAATCAATTTAGAACTAATGATGATAAACCTAGGTTAGAATGTAATTTAATGATTGACTCGGCTAATTTAGATTCTAAGCTTATTGATAATTACGATAATATTGTAATGAGAGGTAAGACTTGGAAAATAAATAAGTTTGAAGATAACAATTATATTATTAATTTAACTGTTGGAAGGGAAACATAATGGCTACAATATCACAATTATTGACAGCTGTTGAAGGTTTGTTTGCCTCTAGCGCTTGGACATCAAATAATGTAAAAGCTTTTCCTGCGAATTATCAAGGGGAAATTAATGCTGATGAATGGATACGAGTTTCTGTATTACCATTTTCTTCAGAATTAGCTTATAAAGATGTAATAGCAAACGGTCAAATTGTATGTCAAATATTTGTTCCAGCTGGAGCAGGTATGAAACGTGCATATGAAATTGCTGATATGTTAAAAACATTATTAGATCAAGAAGTAATCTCTGGATATCTACAAACAACTAATAGCTTTATAACAAACATTGGAATTGACACAAAAGATTCAGGTTTATTTAACGTGAATTATACGGTCAATTTCAGATCAATTTAACCAAAAATAATATAAAGGAATAACAAAAAATGGCTCTAATTTCAAATATAGGTGCTGGTATTTTCACTAAATTAAAATACAAAGCTGATAGTAGCTACACATTACCAACAAATGACTCTGAACACCAGGCGTTTATAACTCCTAGTACAGGTGATTTTGATGGTGCAACTGAAGTTACTAACATCAGAGAATTTCCTTCATTTGGTAAACCCGCTAACATTGTTAACGTACCAAATTATGGACAATCTGTAAGTTCACAGATCCAAGGACAAGCTGATGCTCCAACATTGGAATTTACTTTGAATTATGTACCTTCTGTACATGATACTATTCAAGGTTTAGTTCAAGATGGAAACACATATGTATT